ATACTTGATTCATGTATGTTTTATATTCAAAATATAATACTTGAACTGTATTCTCGTCATAGTAACCCCAACCAGTAATATACTGTCTGTTACCTGGCATCTGTTGAATTTTATATAACTCTTCTTCAGATATATGTGGAAATTGTTTCTTTAATTCTGGTATTGTTACTGCTTTCACTTCGCCAACATAATATATATCATCAAAGTTTGGATCTTCAGTATAAGAATATACTAAATAAGCTGGATCAACATATTCTGTTCTAATTCCTTCAGTAACATTGAATGTTGTTTTTACACACCCTATACCAAGAACAGTTAAGTCGTAATTAAATCTTCTTCTAGTTAAATCCCATTTGTTTGCTGCAAGAACATTATTAATAGCTTCTTCTTCTGCTATTTCAATAGATTGTTTATAAGACAATTGCATGTGAAGATCTAGTTCTTCTTTACTTTGTGGTAGATCTTCTGCTCCTAGTGGAGAATTTGAAAAATCTTGACCTGTAAGTTGATTTGCTTTTTGTATTAAGTCTTGAGAATACATGTCTCTTAAAACTGCTTCAGCATAAGAAGTTCTGTTCTTTAAAGACTCTTGATCTTGAGCATAAGCTTTTATATCGTATGTTTTTTGTGACATACCATTAACAACTATATCAACAAACTTAGAAACAACAGGTACTGGTTTCCAATCTATGTTTAAATAAGACAAGTCACCATTTGTTGCTAATTCATCTTTATACTTTTGAACAGACTGTTCTCCTCTAGCATATAGTCTTAATTGATGAAAGTTGTTCCAATTGGTTAAATATCTATTTTGATTAGTTCTACCCTGGTCAAACCATTCTTGTTCTATTGCTCTTGATACTTGTAGTCCATATTCTTCAGAAGCTTTTACTGCATCAGGTACTACCTGACTAGGAAACGCACTGTTTGTATTCGTGTATATGTTCATTTATTTGTATATTTTTGATGAAGAACCTCTGTTGTCATATTTTTTAATACCTAAATCATAAACCTGTCTTATCAATGGTCTAGTTGGTACGTATCTATTTTTATTGCAAGCCATAATGGCTAAACCAGAACTGATAGAGGCGTCATGTTTTGTTCTTTCGTTTATATTAAACCTAGCCCAATCATTAAGTGTCCTGTTGAAGTACATGTTGCCATAGCCTGTTTCAGTTAATCCAACATAATCTTCTATATAAGATTCTATAGCAGCGGCGTGAGCTTGTTTAATATCTTCACTAGAGTTTGGTATTCCACCAATATCTCTCTCTGTTACAGAAAGATTATTCCAAATTTTATCAGGTCTATTCATTGAAAAACCTCTATATCCTCTTCTTTTAAAATGAAATAAAAGTCTAGGTTTATTATTCTCTGCGAGTATTGGCATACCATAAAAAATACATGCCATTAATACTTCTTCAAAAAATATCTCAGCGGTTTGAGGTCTTGCGATGTATTCTAAGAAGAAACAATTAGATGGTACGTCTTCCATAGAAAACTTAGTAAGTCCACTTAGAGCTCCATTAGATCCTTTACCATCAACTGTACCAGAGATGTCATAAGGATCACATCCAAAAGCACCAATATGTTCGTTTCCTGGACACTTAACTCCATTCTTTATTACTACGTTGTTTTGTAAATTATAAGGTGGAATCCATGAAACTAAAAATCTACCATCTTTATTTGGATAAAATATTACTTTAGTATCTGGTATTCCATTTTCCCACTGAAAACTTCCCCTTGTTATTATACTAGAGTTTTTTAAATCTTCGTTATAATCTATCTGCTCATATATTCTTGTTAGATTAAACAAAGACTGTTGTGTCTCGTCTCTAAAAGCATGTTGTTCTGTTCTTGGAAATTGTCTGTAGTATTCATTTAATCCGTCTTGATCAGACTTTAAACCATCTACCTCATTTTGCCAATGTTCTATAACGCCGTACTCAATATAATTTCCATCTACACCTTTAACGGGTTTTTCTGGAGTGTCGAAGACAGGTAAGCCATAAGTATCAATGAATCCCTCGTACGACCATTCCATAGGTATGAACAAACTATATAATCCTGAGCTAGTCTGTCCATTGCGGTTTCTTTTTGTAACATCTGAATTATAGTAAAGTGTTTTAAAATTATCTCCTCCTTTGTCTAAAGCATTCGATGTTGATCCCATCATACACTTTCCAATAACCCTACTTCCTAACCTTAATGTAGTTTTTGTTACACGCCAGTTATTTAAAATATTATCAGGTTTTTCCCATTTACCACTTTCGTCATGTACTAATAACTTTAGTTTTTCACCATCGTAACTATTGTCTCCAGTATTTTTCCAATCTATCGTAGTATCAAGTCCTTCTAGTTCTTCTAGTTTTTCGTTAGAATCTAGTTTTCTTCTAGTTAATTTTGATGCTGGTACTCTATACGCTAGTTCTGTTTTAGGTCTATCCATACCATCTTGTATGGGTTTAAAAAAGAAAGGGTAGTTAACGGAGATTGGTACAACTTTGTCTGTAAACATTGTTTTGGCATCTGCTCCTTTTTTAGATAGTATACCAAACCTTGAATCGCTTGATATAGTTGCTAAATTCACTAATTCAGCAGAAGACATAAAAGAAAATCCAGAACGTCTATTTTTTAAATAACACATGCCATAACTTCTATGATCAGCTTTGCATGCTTCCCAAAACATAAAAAACAATCTATTTGATTCTCTAAAATCAGGAGCACCTACGTCAATTTTACTCCATTGAAGATACATATAATGTGATCCTGTTATATATGTTGGTTTGCCATTATTATAAAAAAACAAACCTTCTTCTCTATACTTAAACTCGTTGTCTATATAATCATACCATCTATCTTTGAAAGCGTCAGGTTGTTTATTCCAATCAAACGTGTTTTTTATCTTGCTTAATTCTTTTGGAAACTGCATTTGCTCCCAATATTGTTCTTCTTTTTTACTAGATCTAGAATAAGCATCTTCTACTAGTGGTAATGCTATTTTTAGACCTTGGATTTCATATATTTCACCAATCTTTCCAGTCTTACTAATAACAACCACATCATGATCTTTATCATATCCATACTTCCACTTATTAAGACGGTTGTTTTGTTTTATAACACTAGATTTAATGTAATCTGGTACTATTCTATAAAGTGTTTGTTCGTACATTATTTAGATCTCCCTTCAGCAAAACCTTTAAATACTTTAACCTCTACATCTTTATCTAATTCGAGTAACATCTTTTGTTCTTCTTCTATCCTACTTAGAATTTCAAAAGCGTCAAATATAGCTAGTTTCTTTGTTGCCGCAGCGTTTTTTAATTTATCTGCCGCTAAATCATCGTCTCCATTATCTAATATGGCTTCTTCAGCAACCTTAATTAATTCAAGTACTGCTTTGTGCCCAGCTTGGATTATATTCTGCTTCGTTTCCTTTGTATTCATATTTAATTACAATATCATTTGATTTCATACAATAAAGTCTTTGTCCATCTACAATGAACTCAAACTCTCCATAAGGAGTATATCCAACAAGGTCTCCCTCGTTTATTTTAAGCGCTTCTAACGAACTATTACCATACTTTAGTACACCAATAAGCTTTTGTTCTTTATCGATGCTTAAATGGTTAGTGTTTTTTAGTGGTTTTACAAAACATCTATCTCCAAAAGATTTCCATTTATCTTGTCTTTTATAAAGATATATTTGATCAATGTCACAGAAATACATATCATTAGTAAAATATGCTCTACTGTTTTTTTGTTCACCTCTAATATCATAGAATCTTCTAAATACGTTATGGTGTATAATAACTAAATCACCAACTTGTATATCTGTAGAATAAGCTAGCGGAACCGAAACGATCTCCGCCAGATTATTCACTGACTTGAAATTCTCTATACTAGTGTTTATTATTAGTTCTTTATCTTTGATTTTAACTTTATTGTCGTATCTTGAGCCTACTGGCTTAACGATAAAACTAAAAACACTTCTCATTAGTATTCTAAATCATATTCAACGGAGATTGCCATATTTGAATTAAACTTCTTCCAAGGCATTACTTCGTCTGATTTTTTTATATATATATAATACGAGTTATCTTCTTGTTTAAATAGTATATGGCAGATCTCGTGTCCACCGTAAACATTCTGACCAATAGAATAATGCATTGCCTCATTCTTATAATC